GTGTAGGGTTGGAGGGTTGAGGAACATACGGAAGTTGGCTGGTGGTGATCGGCGCGCCGTTTGTCGCCGGCTGGTAAGTGAGCAACGCCTGATAAAGACTACCCCACGGATAACCGTTCGTCGCCGCCAAAGCTGCCGCCGTTCCAGCGCCTGACAGATCAAAGAAGTTCGTGTTTTGAAACGCCGCCAAGCCGCTCGATTGACCCATCGCATTTGTCGCCGCCAAAGCTGCCGCTATTCCGGCGTTGTTGGTGTCAAAGGCCGAGGCTGAATTTGTGGCCGCGCTGCCAAATGCGCCGAGTGGAGAGTTGGTGGCCGTCCCCGCCGTGATCGCGCTGCCCGCATTCGTGGCATAATCCGCGGTTCCTTTGAGCGCGCCGTAGATCGGGCCGGTGAATACGTTGCTCGCCCCGGTGAAAGTATTGACCGCATTCGTTAGCGCCGCCGACGGGTTCCCCGCGCTATTGTTCGTCTGCACCGCCTGCACTGCCGCCGCATTCAAATTCGTAATCCCCGCGCCACCGCCAACAAACTGCGCCGCGCTATTCGTGGCGACATTCGTGATGCTGTTTCCGCCCCCGTTCAGATCGGATTGAAGATACCCGCCCAGGATGTTCTCCTTCGCCTGCGCCTCAAGCCACGCGCCCGCAGCCCACAGCCCGCAGCCCACAATAAAAATCTGCGTTAATCTGCGTAATCTGCGGATACTCATAAAATCGGTATGTAAGTGAACGTGTACCCGTCATTGTCCGGCAACCCCGTCAATTGAAACTGGAACCCGCCCGACGTCGCGCTGCCCGGCACGTAATGCCCGTCAAACTGCCCCGCCCCCACCGGCACGTTGATGGCAATCAACACCACGGACGGCACCTCGCGCCAATGCAACCCCGTCACCGTCACCAGGTCGTCCGCAATCGATACGCCATTCAGCCCGTCCACCAGCGCCAATGTCCCCTTCGTCACCGACGGCGGCCGCGACGGCATCGGCAGCGGCGGTATAGACCCAATCTCCGGCTCCGGCGCTTCATCCTCCGCCCCGATGATCACCTCAATCGGCTCCGGCACAGACAGCGGCGGTTCAACCGCCCCTTCCGGCCCCGCCCAGTCATCCACCCCCGGCACTCCAGCCTGCATGTGCAATTCCAGATGCAGCACCGCCGGATTGTCCGGCGCCACCGCCGGCAGATACATGAACCTCGCCCCCTCCGAAAAAAATAAATCAGTGGCTTTGATTCCCCGTAAAACCGACTTGTCGCGCACATGAAAAACATCCGTCGCGCGCGGATCAACCCCCAACTCCGTCTTCAGTGAGACATCCGACGGCAATGGCTGAATCTTTGCCCGGAATACCAGACCCGTGCGCAGATTCTTCACAGTGACCTCTTCAAAGGTAGCCGTGGCGGTTTGACCCGCCATCTGCATCACCTTGAAGGCGTTTTTTTTCACGCGGATTATGGTGCGCCAATGGCTATCCAGTTATTCGTTAGACTCGGTCCGCCGGCATTGCAAATAAATCCAGTCGTGGATGCACTTACGATGCACTTGTTTGTAAAGTTACCAGTCGCAGTGACAGCATTTCGAGTCAGGATCACAATCTTGTTGGAAAATGCGCAATGTAGACTGGCCGCCAGAATTATTATCGTGATGAATTTTGTTTTCATGTTTGTAGTTTGTTAAATGCGCGGCGGCCGTCCGTTAAACGGTTGTGCGGCCGCCGCCATTTCGTGCGCCTTCCGGCGCAAGCTGCGTGGTTATTGCACGGCCGGCTTCAAGCCCGCGTAAATGCCGCCGTAATTGTTCGTCAGCGTCCCGCCCGATGCCGCATTTGTAGCCGCCCAGGACTGCCCAATCACATACAAATAACCTGCGCCGCCCAGAAAATCGGCGGAGAAGTTTGTCACGGCGGTGTAATTCGTTCCGCCGGCGTATGGCACAATCGTCCATGTGAACTGATTTTGATTGTCAACCCTGCCCGTAACGGATTTTGCCAGCGTGAACACCATGTTTGTCCCCACTACTCCGCTTCCACTGCAGGATCCCGTCCATTCCAGCGCCACACGCGTCTGTTTCGGGAAATAAAACTGCCCGTAAACCGTGTTCGTGTAACTGACGACATTCGTGCTGTAATAAAACCCCGACAGTCCGGTGCTGTTCAGGTTGTTCGTGTATAGCGGCCCGCTAACATTTGTAACGGTCGTCACCTGAGACCAGCCGTTGATGAAGTTGGTCGAGGTTCCGGCGCTGCCGGCTGCCCCGGCCACCAGCGTCGCCGCGGGCAGCGGTATCAGCACCGGCTGATATTGCTGCGACGTTGCCGCCGTGCCGACCGATGCCTGCCCAAATACGATCACCGGCATACAGGCCAGCGCCGCGATGATGGCGACGGTGCAACCCGCGCCCCGGATTAAGTTTTTTGTTTTCATTTTGTTTTTAATTTCGAGTTTTGGTTTTTGGTTTGCCTCGGCGCGGGGCGCTCCGGCGGTTAACGTTATGCTGTTTTTTTTACCTTCGACTGACCTGCCTTTGGCTCAAGTTTCATTTCATTCTGTTTGACCTCGGCAGCCTTGAGCCGCTTTTGCAGGTCCGGTTCGTGCGCCGCGCTTTCCGCCTTCGGAAACACCGGAGGCTTCGGCGCGGGATCAATTGTCATCGGCATCGGTATGCCGTAAGGATTGATGATCTTGCGGAACGCAATGTAATCACCGCTCTTTTGCGCCGCCGTATGTATCTCCGCCAGCGCAACGCCGTCGTGCCCCGTGTAAAGATTTTCCACGGCAGGAGGCCCGGCCTTGTCGCTCTCCTTCCATCCGAGCAGGATGATCGCTCTTAAATTCATTTTTTTCTTTCGGTTGTGGCGGCGGCGGTTCAATCCGCCGCCGCCTGTTGATTTTTCACGGTAGGGACGGCTCGGCGAGCCGTCCACCCGCCTATTGCGTCGTGACAATCACGCCCGCGTTGTCCGTGCCGCTCCCGGCCGCGCCACCCTGATTGCCCGCGCCGACGCCGAACAGGATCGCGCAACTCACAATGACGTCGCCCGTGCCCTGCTCCTGCCACATCACGCCCATCGCCTGGATGCCCGACTCCGGATCGCTCATGGGGAAGAACCGCATGATCTCCGGGCAGCCCAGCTGCGCCGCCGCGTTGCTGAAGTCCGGCTTCCTCGTCGCCACCACAATGGCGCGCGGATCTCCGAAAAACGCCTGGATGTTGTTCCCAACCTTCGAGAAATCAGGATATTCCTTCAGCCAGCTCGTGCCCGCGATGTTGCGGAACATCCGATACCCCTCGTCCCCGTTCAAAAAACCGTAGAACAGCGAACTCTTCACGCGGTCGTCGTTTTGCAGCGCCGCCGCAAAACCCGTGGTCGCCAATCCCCAGCGCGGACGGTTCAAAACCTTCTGCGTGTTCAACTGGCTGCGAATCGCCTCCATCGAGTCCAGCGAGATGTTCGCCGGATTGATCACAATCTTGTTGCTGAAGTTGCCAACAATCTGCGCCAGCGCCGCGTCCACAACAGTTTTCCCCATCACATAACCGATGTTGTGAATCGCCCGCTTGTAGAGCGGCAATTTGGAACTCAACTGCGTCAGCCATTTAACGCGCACAGGCACGTGAATAAACTGCGCCAGCGTGATCGGCACATCCGAAATCAGCGTCTCCACGTTTTGCACGCCGGAATAAAAACCCACCCCTGGCGTCGGATCGTAATTCGCCGATGTCGGCAGTATGTCAATGTGCCCGGTGATCTTGTCCCCAAGCACGGCCGTCTGTGAGCTGAAATCCGTCCCGAACCCGTTCGGACCGAACAGTTCCGGAGTCTCCAGCTTGAACGCCTCCAGAACATCCTGCAACAACTCCGGAACGCTCAACGTCGGCCCCACATTCAGCCGACAAAGCGGCGTCGGATAGAGCAGCGACCCGATGAATGCCAGCAATAGCATTGCGGCAACGATTGCGCCGGCCGCAGGAACGGTGGCGATGATGCACGCGGCGAATACCGCCGCCAGCGCGAAAAGAATTAAACGTGTTTTCATTTTTTATTTTGTTTTTAGTTTTGTTTTTGTTGGCCTGCCCCGCGTAGCGCCGGGCGAAGCATGGGTTTTTGATTTTTGTCGAATGTCGCTTAGTTGCGATTGAAATACGGCCGCTCCTCCGCCGGCTTGAATAAATCCTTGCGACCGCGCAGCTCGCGCAGCTTCCCGTTGATCGCCGCCAGCCTGTCCCCGTCGTTGGCTTTCGCCGCCTCGGTCTGCTCCTCAAGCAGCGACTCGATCGTGTCGCCGCCGCTTCCGCCGCCACCATGCGGCACCGGAGGCGCCCCGCGATGACCGCCCGATGCCAGCTTCGCGGCGCGCAACTCGAAAATTTGAGCGAACACTTCCGACTCGCCCGCGGCGTTCGCCGTGCCCAGGGCCAGCAAACTGTCTTTGCGCGCCGGGAGGATGATCTTGTCCGTGACCGCCGTGTCCAGCAATCCCGTCACGCGCAGCTTGCGCGCATCCAGATGCCCTTGATTTTCCGTCTTGAGCGACGTCCGCTCCGCAAGCAATGCGGTGATGTGCGGCAGCACTTGATTCTCGTCGGCGTCGGCGGGTATCACATACCCGGCCGTCACCAACGCTGTGATGATTTGTTTCATTGATTTTACCTTGGTTGGTTGTTGTTTTTGTTCCTGTGTTGGTGGCGGAACCTCCGCCGTCGCGCTCACGAGAAATCGTGAGCGTAAATTGTCCGGAATGTGCTTGAATGACCGCACAACACGCTGGAATTCCGCGTCCGGCTCCCCGCCGCCCGATTCAATCGCAATGTCCGGCGCCTCGTGCGCGAGCTTCATCTCGACAGCTTCCTCGCCGGTCATCCATGTTTCAGCCTGCATTTTCTTAAACCATTCATCCGGCGTTCCGCCGGCGGTCTTTGCCAGAAGACCCGACATTACCTTGTCGTGCGTGTCCAACATTTCTGCGTCCTTCCTCTTATCAGCCGCATTGCCTGAAGTTTCTGAACTAGCGCAGTGAATCATCCAGATGGAACCCGTCGGACTGATCCTCCGGGAACCGGCAAGCATGAGTATGGCAGCCGACGAACATGCGTAGCCATCGTTAAAGGTGGTAATGTCCTGCGCCCGCCGCGCAAGCGCGTTGTAACAACCAAGGGCGAGTCCGACATCACCTCCTGGTGAGTTGATTCTGACGTTGATTTTTTTTTCTTTTGGGATTTTGTTGAGTTCATTTAATACATCCTCCTCGGTGTCTGAAACCGAATACATTTCAGCATCAATATATCGTCCAATCACCCCTCGAATTGATATTTCCGCCGGGGCCGGGCTGTCTGCATTGGCCTGCACACTGAAATTGAATGGTAATTTTTTCATGCGTTTTGCGGTTGTGGTTGATTTTGACGTTTTACCTTTTTCTGACCCGGAATATTCTGGCCGCCGGCCCCGGCGTCATCCTGCGGCGATGGCGACGTTTCCCGGAACGTGATCGCGCTGGTCTCGCTCAAACTTAAAAATTGCTTGAACTCCGCCGCGCTCTCAAACGGCTCGGTGATAGCAATGCCCGTGATGCGCTGCCGCCGACGCAATACTTCCGCCACCACTTTCGCCTCCTGCTCGTCGCCGTCCCAGCCGCTCTCACCAAAGTATTCGTCCCAACTCATCAGCCCGGCCTCCACCAGCGCCTTTCGCACCTGATCCTTGTTCCGGTCAACCGTCAGGCTGCCCGTGAAATGCCATTCAACCTCGCGCCAGTCCTCCGGCGGACTCGGCAGCAGCCTGTCTTCAACCGCCCCCATCATGAAATATTCCCATATGCGCTGGAACTCGCACCCAATGTCGTCCTGCCATGCCTCAACCACCTTCTGCCCAATCTGCAAGTCGCGCCGGATGTCCGTGCCCCCAATGTCAATCGGAATCACAAGGCTCGGCGGCAAGCCCGTCCCCAGCACAATCGTGTTCGCAAGAAACGCCATGAACCCCTCCCATGCGCTGCCAGGCCTGTTCGGAACATACGGCGTGTATTTGTCACCCGTCTTCAATAAGACCGGACCGCCTTGAAATTGAACTTTGTAGTATTGTATCTTGTTCTCAAAATCTTCCGGGATCGGCGCCGGAGTCGGCGCACCCATGCCCGGCACATTGAACGGCAGCTTATTGAACTGTTCCGGGTCGAAATCGCCCGTCAAAGTCTGGATGATGTCCTGCTTCGTGCTCGCGTCCTTCACCGCCTGCTTCTCAAAATCCAGAATCTCCTTCACGTCCTGCGCCGTGTTGATCGCGCTGCTCAAAATCGTCTCACCGCGCAATTGCTCGTCACGGCATGGCGTGAAATGATGCACCATGAACTGCTCCGCAACCGGGTCCAGCGGACTTTTCGTGACCGGATTGAAACCCTCGATGTGATACCACGTCGGGAACCCCTGCTCGTCATGGTCAATCCCGTCGCCAAACGTAGAATCCCGGCCCTGCACTCCCGTGTAATTATCCACGCCCGGCGCGCTCCGGTTCGCCCCGGTGATCCGGTGCCATTCCAATCCCTGAATCGCATCGCAATCAAACCTGTCGCTGTGCGTCAACAGCGTGAAACTTTCCCCGTGCTTGAACCGGCCGCGCGCCTTGTTCCGCACATACTGGTTCATGCTGATGTTGCCGTCCACGCAGGGCCGACGGCATATCTTCCGCCAGTATTTTTTCGCCGCCGCGTTCCATTTCGGATCGGACGATTTTGCCGTGGGAAATATCCCCGTCCCAATCGTCAGCGTCACCAGCCGCTCAATCAAACCCCGGATGAATGGTGAATTTTTCCACAGATATTCCGCGCGCTTGTTCAACTCGAACCGCGTGTAACGATCCAAATCCCGCCGCGCGTCCTGCACAGGCTGCCATACCCACATCCTGTTCGGCGACCACCGGCTCGCCTCATACCAGCTCGCCTTCACGTTCGATAACTTCTTTTGCGGCGGTGCAAAAAAAGCAATTTCCGCCGCCGACTTTAGCCTCGGCTGGTAGCGACGCATCGCCGATGCGTCCGCTTTTAATGATGGTATGCCGTTCTTCATGGCGCGAGGTAAGTAAAATTATTCGTCCATCCCTTGACCGTCGGAAAATATCGCCAGAGCTGTTTTACGAAATTCGATTGCGTCGCATCCCCGCCCGCGTCCTCCGCCACGCCGATGTCAATCAGCTTCTGGTAATATTCCAAAATCTGCTCGAACAATTCCTGAAGGGATTGCGGCGTGATGTTGCTCGGGTCGGAGTCGCTCGTGGGAATATGGAAAGTCGTCGAGTAGCCCGCGCCGCTCGAAGATTGCACCGTCCAGCCTGTCCCCGTCTTTTCCCATTGGCCGCTTTGACAGACATTCAGCGCGTCCAGAAACGTCGAGGCCCCGTCCTGCGCCTGGTTCCAGACCAACCGGATTACACTGCGAATAAATCGCTGGCTGAAATGTGCCACGACTTAATCATCGCACGAATCCGGCACAATCCGTTAGTCACCAAATGCAACCAAACGTCACCAAATGCAACCAAAACGGGTTTTTTTGGTAGCGGGGGCCGGATTTGAACCGGCGACCTTCAAGTTATGAGCCTGACGAGCTACCAGACTGCTCCACCCCGCGCTCCGTTTTTATCCGCGCAATCCGCGATTTTAATCGTCATCATCCTGCCGATGATGCCGGCCTTTCCGATACCGGCTCGGATGTTGATGCCGCCGTAGAAAATTAACCGCCTCCGTTTCCGTCGCCGGCAACCGAAACCCGGCGCGCTCCATGTCCAGCACGTATTGACGCGACCTGTTCAGCCGGCTCGCCAGCTCCTTCTGCGTCTGTAAAAGTTCAGTGCTCATTTTTTTGATCCGCGGTATCTGCGGTTTATGGCGCATCAGGAACAGTGCGTCCGCAACCGCCTGGTGGCGGTGGCAATTTGAACGCGCCGTTCGCTGGAATTATTTTTCCAGTCAATTCCTTTGACGCCTGCTGCTCCCTAATCCGATACAACAACATTTGCAAGTTGAACTTCGCGTCGTCCAGCGTGACGATGATCGGCGACAATGGGCAGCCGTCGTGTAGTGATCCATTGATCAGCTCGCTGAATTGTTTTTGAAAACCAATAACTTTTTCGTCAAGACTCATTGCGTGCCTCCATTCTGTGTTGTTTGGCCGACCGATGCAAGTTTTTCGTATCGGAATATTCCCTTCCATACCGCCCGCGCCACCATGTTCTTTTCGCAATCGTAAAGATGATTCGGATGCGACCTGCTCTGCCCGCCGCCGCCCTTGCCCGGCGCCTCCCATCGCAATTTCCTGTCGTCCCAATAATAGCCCTTCAAATGCAGATTGTATTCCGCCAAATCCACCGGACGCATCGCTGAATTGAACCCCACAAACTTCACGTCATGCGCCAGACACCATTCGTGCCGCTTCCGCACCCGCGCCAGCTCGCTCAACGCCCATTGCGCGTCAAACTGAAATGAATACTGGAAAAATTGCCGCGCCTCCATCTTGCCGCTGAATGGATCGTTTATCACTTGACCGTATGGCAGCCGGATTTTCTCGCGGTTCGCCCAAACCTTGTGCTCTGGAAATCCCACGCACGGCTGCCAACCCCCCAACGCGAACGGCTTCGACCCCGGCCTCGGCGCCGCCGAGAAATGCCCCCCGGCCAACCCGGTGAACACCGGCGCGTAAAAACAAAATCCACCCGGCGGACAGCGCCTGAAACATTCCGCATACACCTCCGCGTTGTCCGTCTGTCCGAACCGCGCGTCCACAATCACGTCCCCATTGGCCACAGAATGCCGCCGCTGCGCCTCGTCCAATTCCTCCCATGAATCCGCCGACCCCGCCTCCAGCGCCCTGCTGTCACCCTGCCTGCCCAGCCTGATGTTCACCTCCGGCTGTTTGCAGATGAATTCCAGCAGCCGGATCAAGTCCGTCGCAAATTCAACCTGGAAAAATTCCGTCAGCCGCTTTTCCACCAGCCCGTTCCCCAGCAGCCACTCCGCCAGACGCGGCCAGTAATTCGTCCGCTGCATGTGCGACAAAATAGCCGATGCCGAATATAAATTGTCATCTTTCTTTTTCGTTTTTTGTTCCGCGCCGATCCGAGCCTCTCCAGTGAGTTTTTCGCAAATAGTCTTTTGATCTGCCGTCATCTTCTTTTCAAACTCCACCTGCTCCTCCATCGTCCGCGCCGGCCGCAATACCGACACCACCCAGCTCCGCACCACATACCAAAAACCGGGATACTTGGACTGGCGATCCACCGACATCATCGGCACCCTCAACACCGAACCCATTCCAGGTTGCGACGTGCCAATACTTATCGCCCCCTGCGACGTGTGCTCCTGCGCCACGTCCACCTCCGCCAATACAGAGTTGATGAACCCGCGCATCCCGTCTGAACTGTCCTTTGCCGTAAGAAACTGCCGCGCCAAGCCCCCGAAACTACTCTCAAACCCGCGCCTGGGGCCATACATCGCCGGTAAATGATACCCCTGATGCCGGTTCGCCTCCCCATCCCGCTGCGTCGCCAGCCATACCCCGTTCGCGTCCATCCAGCCCATGTCGCTGTCCACGATGTGCCCGCCGCAATGCGGACATTCCGCACGCGCCGACCGCACCACCCTGTCCATATCCCACGTCTCATCCTTGCGCCGGGCCTCCTTGTCCCAACGCACACACGCCACAGGAATCACCCGGCCATCCCAAAACTTCGGCGGCAACACACAGAATTGCTCGCTCCAAATCAACACAAACCAGCCCTTCAAATCCGTGCTAATCCGTGAAATCCGTGTCTTAAGTTTTTGATTGCATCTTGGGCAGGGTAAAAACCGACGGTTCAAATTACTCGCCATCAGGCTTTTCCAAATCGGACCGTCCTGGTTCGTCGGCGTGCTCGCGTTGAATATCTGCGCCCCAATCACACCGTCCGCCCGCGTCCTGGCGATATACGCCGCCCCAGCCTCACGCACCGTCAACTGACCACCCTCCTCACGACTCGAAAATTCACGCTTAAACTTGTCCACCTCGTCCAGCCGAATGTCGCTGCACCGATTTCCAGCGATCTGACTCGGCGAATTTGCCCCGGCAAAATCAATCACCGACCCGGCCATGCGGATGTGCAGGCTGCTCACGTTGAACCGCGCCGCGCCCACCGGCATCTTGTCCGCGATAATCGGGCTGCTCTCGCACATCGGCAGTAACCGCGATTTATTCATGTTCCGCACCCCGTTCGCGCCGTTCGTCGCCGGCATCACCCACAACACGCGCGGCTGTCGGTTCACAATCTTATAGCCGACCCCGGCCAGATAACTCACCGTCTTGCCCATCCCGGTCGCCGACACAATCGTCTGTTCGCACACCGAGGCGTCATTGTTGTCATCCAGCCATTGCCGGATGTAATTGCGACCGGTAAAATCGAACGTCCCCTTGACTTCCGGCTCATTAAACACAATGTTCTCCGAGACCCAATCACTCACCCGCTGCGTCGGCGGATCCGCCGAGAACCGCCGCAACATAGCCATCGCCACGTTCCAATCCAAAGTCCGAACGCTTTCGGCGGGGCGCGAAGTCCCTTTCGCGCCGTTATTGCGCCCGCCTATCGTTTGAATTTCTGAAATCATCGCTTCACGTCCTTGGCGTCTTGGCGTTTAATCTTCTTTGGCGCCTTTTCCCGCAACCGTTTCAAAATCGAACTCACCCCGCCATCCAGCACCTTCTGCGCCAGCGCCGGGTCTTTGGGATTGCACTGCGCTGCATACATCTTCGAGAACGCCAGCAACTCCGATCGCAACGGTGCGTCCCGTTTCTCCCACAGCAATTCATCCACCATGTCAATGTCCACCAGCCGGCCTTCCCGGACCATCCGTTCGTCCTCCAGCGCCTTTGTCTGCTCCTTGCGTAGCCGCGCAAGTTGCATGTCCGAGTCCAATTCCTCAAACCCCTCCAGTCCCTTGATTTGCATCCCGCCGCCTGAAAAAATTTTGCCCAATATCGGCTCATAAAATTCCAGGAACGGCATTAGGCTTATCCGGTTCGCGGCGTCCCGGCACTTGCACCCGTGCTTCAGCGCGTATTCCACCATCACCCTCGGAAACCGTGTCCGTGCGCAAAAATCACCGATGTTTGCGTAACCATCCGGTAATCCATTCTGGCTTTTGATTTGGTGTTGCAGCCACGCGATTGCGCCACGCACAGTCGGCGCTATCTCGTATTTGCCGAGACGCGGCTTCGGAATCCACGCCGCGCCCGTCGCCGGATTCGGATTGTTCGCGTTCGCCAGGTTCCGCAGCGCCGCGTCATTCATGCCCGTCACCGCGAACAACTGCGCCGCCGTCGCCCACTGCCCCTCAATCGGCTTCACACCCGCCTGCGACGGGAACAACTCCCCGCCGCGCTCATCGCGGCCCTGGACTGCGGCGGTCTTCTGCCGCTTTTTCCCGGCTTCCTCTGCGCCTTGGCGGTTCGCTTTCATCATGTCCAAATCCCGTCTTTATATTCCATCCTCAGCCCGTTCAGGTTCCGCCGGATGTAATCCGCCACCGGACACTGCCTGTCGTCCTTCTTGCCGTGCGTCCACAGATAATGCAGGTAACCCGCCGGCACATCCGACATCGGCTTGCCCGCGTATTTGCCCCACGGCATCAAATCAATGTCAGCCAGATTTTTCATGTGATCGCTTCAAATAATTTCCCGATAAGCCATCCAATCGCGGCCAATAATGCGCCCGCACAACCGATGTAGCAGATGATGATTAAAACGATTCTGAAAAGACTTTGATGGAACTCGCCGCATTGAAAACAAAACCACGCCGACCTGCTGATCTGATTCCCGCAAACATTGCACGGAATAAGCGGCGAAGCTGGCGTTGCGGTTTTTGTAGATGGATTTTTCGGAGCAATAAACTCCGCTTTGTTCATGTAAAGCTGTGTTGCTGTATGGCAATGCGGGCAATCAACCGCCTGGCCCAGGCGACGGTGTGAGGTTTCGCTTTTGAATTCAAAGTCTGCCGCTACAAATTCAATGTTCCCGCCGCACTGTTGGCACTTGCATCTGATAATCATTTTATTTGGTTGTGTTTTTCTGTGAATTTTTATCACTCACGCCCTGACCGAAATGTACTTTTACCTTGCTATGGTTATCTCCGTAGAAGACTCCCTAAATTCTTGTGCGTGGCGCCGCCTTACTTCGTTCCTTAGAGACCCTTCGAGCCATGCCGCGGGATTGGTCCGGAAAATAAATCCTGTTTTGATTTTGTAACGCAGCTCTCCTAGCAGTTCATCAACGAGCTTGGGGTGGATGCGCACGTGATCGACCCGCCAGTGGCCGCCTGATGTTTTCATTTCGTCCGTGCCGAGCAGCTTCATCAGTTCGGCCATCAGATACGCCTCTGTGCATTGACTCGTTAATCGGTGTTCAACGGTTAAACGAGATGAATCTTTATCACGTTTAACCGTTGAATCGTTTAACCGTTTAACGCGCGCGCGCGTAGTATGGGGAATCTCCGTTTTTGATTCCTGCAATGGGAATTCATTCCTATTATGGGAATCATGCGAATAACTCGGGACGGGCGATGGTGAAGGAATCAAAGGAGCACCATGAAGTGCACCAGGCGGTGATAGCAGAGATTCGGCGGCGATGGATTCGGTGATTGTCGGTTCGTTTGCGGAAAATGACTGCGGCGAAAATCTCAACTGTTCCAACCCATTCTCTGTGCGGAGTGAATTGATGTGTTCAAGCCAATGCGGGCGGTCAATGATTTGTGAGCAGCGCCAGAAATGTGGGTCCGGCACAATGGAAACCAGAAGTGCACCAGGCTCTTGCTTTAACAACACCATCCCATCGCGCGTGAGCGCGTCCAGTTCAACTCTGGCGTGGTTGCGCTGGATAAATGCCCGTTCAGCGCCACACAGTCCGGAGAGTGCACCGCACGCGGCATCCAGGCGCAACTGTTCAAGCCCCAGTTCAGACTGCCACAAAATCAACGTCCGCATCACGGAGCGCCGACGCGCAGTCAAATCAAACCGTTCAAGCTCGGATATAAGAAGCAGGGGATTCACGTCAACACCTCCAGCGGGCTTCGCACACTCATCGCTTCAGCGTGTAAATAGCCCATCGTCGTGTCAAGACTCTTGTGGCCCATCGCCTGTTGAATGGCGCGTGGATTTTGACCTCCGTTCAAGCAATGCGTGGCATAGGCGTGACGCAGTTCATGCGGCTTGATGTCAAATCCCAGCCGGCGGCAGGAACGCTGTACACCCCTCTGCACGCACGATTCCAGCATGTGCCAGCGAACGATTGCCGTGATGTAGTTGCCTCCGCAGCGTCCATCGCCGGCCATCAGTGGACCTTGCCTGCATTCGACCACGATTCTTTCGTTGCCATTTTTGGATTTTGTTCCTTTGGCGGCAAGTTCAGTTGGTATTGATTTCGCCACTTCGCACATGGCTTTATAGTGTGATTCTGAAATTTCGATTCTCATAATTCGGCTAACAAATCGCTGAAAACAACGGCGAGTGCGTCGTGCGCTCGACAGTTGGCGTCATTTTCAGCATTGGTTTTGCGTTCAAAGTCATTTGTCCTCGCCGTGTTTTAGCTCCACGTTAGGCGGATTTGCGTTTATGTTTTTTGCACCATCCAGTTTCGCGCACTGGGCAGTTGAGCTTATTACAATGCGAGTAGAAGTGGCGGCCAGTATAGTTTGCTTTCTTTTCATGGTTTTCGCAGTTTTCGCACCTATCGTTTGCCACATCGCCAAATTTTGGACGCCAGCAAATATATTGCGCTTTGATTCTTCGTTCTTTTGCTTTCATAAATTTATGTCAGTAGTCCATCCGCCTAACCAGTCGCCGGACCGAATGCGCGGTGTCGATCTGGGTCAATTCGGATGTCATGTGTTCGCGCATCGGTCAGCTCCGAATGTT